TTTTGAGGGTCAGCGCCTTTTCGATGTATTTACCGCTTACCGCGCCCGGATCGCTCCCGCCATGCCCGGCGGCGATGTAGATTGTTGCAGCCAATTGAGATGCTCCTTTCCTACTGTAATGGAGTTTCTGTAATGATCGGCAGCTCCAGCAGCTCACGATACATGATTTCGCCATGCCCGTTTCCGCCCAGGCCTGCATAGACGGCATACAAATTCACAAGCCTTTGCCGGACGGAGAGAGGGATGCCCGGAGCGCCGATATAATCGCGGTAGATTTTATCGAGGCTGTCATATAACAGCTCGGTGGAAGCCTTTTTGAGCAGCTCGCTGCTCACGATTTTTGCCTGATCCGCTTCAATGTGCTGCTCTAGCATGGCAAACATATCCGCGATCCTTTTTTCTGATGCATCCGTCCGGCTGGCGCGCCGGATAAAGCGCGCCAGCTTTTCACGAATCGGACGGATGCATAAGGCGAGGCAGCCGGAGATGGTTACAATATTTCCCGCCGCAGCGCCTATGGTTTTTAATAGTTCTAATAAATCCATTCATCCGCCTCCCAACCTTCTGGGTCATTCCGCGCAGGCGTCGGATTTTTCGCTGAGAAATCGGTCAAGCTGTGTTTTTGCATACGCTTCAATCGCGTCAAAAGCATTTTGTACAATCGAGGAGATCACACTGCGCGGAAAGAAAATCCGTATGGGTGCAGGCAGGATGCGGCAGAGAGCATCCACCACCCATTCAAATTTTTGACCTCCCGCCTTGGTGGTATCCGCAAAGGCCTTTTCCGCTTCGCCGATCAGCTGTCCAGCCTGCTGCTGAAGCTTGGTATTTTGCTTCCAATAGAGGGAGAGGCCACCGAGTAGAACGAGGCCTGCCGTAATCAAAATTTTTAAAATCAATTCCCAGTTCAAAAAAGAACCTCCTTTTTATGATATTATTGCGGGATGTAGCCGGTGCGTTAAATGGAAACCTGCTCCCACATCGTTGGAGCCGTGCCCGGTATCCAGGTGCAGGGGGCCATATCCGACTTGCATAGCCACAGTTGATCCGCATAGCTGTAATACAGCCCGGCCTTGCAATCCATCCCATACACCCAAGGGATGGGATCAGCCGTTGTCCCAGCGTGTGCCGGTACAATCGGGCGGTAGACGGCCAGCATCCCCTCCGCATCTGGCGGACGGTTATCGGTGGGCGTGTTAAGCACCCGATACAGCTGGCCGTTGTAATTGACGATCATGTCCCGCTTGCAGGACTGCCAATCCCAGGCGGGGTACAGCAACGGAGCTTGTGCTGCAACATCCTCCGGCAGGGTTTGCGCAGTGGCACGGAGCGCGGTTTCCCGTTGCTCTGCAAGCGCTTGGTTATGCGCACGCGATTCCCTGCCCAGCGCATTTATTTGCGCAATCATCTCTGCGTCTATCATCGGTCATCCCTCCTGTAAGATATATAGCGTGGCTTGAGTAAACATAGATGGGATAAGGTTAATCGAAAGATCTCCTATATCCCCCTCTGTCAATGCTCTCGAAATATCTGCACATATTACAAATCCATCTAGTGGAGCCACAGTGAACAGCCGTGCCAAATATATAGGTGTTGGTGTGCTTGCGCCAAAGGTCATTATGCCCGGGACGTTAAGGAGTGCGCTGTTGCTATTAATCACGCCGTCCGTCGTTAATACAACATGCATCACACGCACATAATTCTCCGGACTGATATCAATCGGTGCATATAGGACTTTTAGATCGTCGTCTCGCGTCCACACCAGCGGGACGTCCTGTGTAGTAAAGGAGGAAGAACTCCCGGAGCCCCCGCCGCTTCCGTTTTGGCCTTTTAAATTAGGGGTAGTAATGGAGCCGTTTTTATCGGTGATGGTAAGTTTGTATTCTGTGGACGTATTGCTTGCAACCGCCACAGTGGGGCTTACCCCGTCTGTGCCGTCCCTGCCGTTGGCGCCTGCTGGGCCTGGATCGCCTTTTGGACCCTGTATGCCGGGCTCTCCCTTGGGGCCTGTTTCCCCCTTGTCGCCGCGCGGAATGGTAAAGTTCAGCACCGGGGCGGAGGCTGTGCCGGAATTGGTGACGGTGGCGTTTGAGCCAGGCGCGCCGGTGGTTGTTTCACCGACCGTTACGGAAACACTGCCGCTGCCCGCGCCATTCTGCCCTTTCAGGTTTGGGGTGGTGATAGATCCGTTTTTGTCGGTGATGGTGAGCCTGTACTCCGTGCCTGTGTTGCTTGCGACTGAAACAGTGGGGCTCACGCCGTCCGCCCCGTTTGCGCCGTGTGGGCCCGGCGTGCCTTCGGCTGAAATGCCGGTATCCGTATCGCCGGTCATCCAGTGCTTCGTGGCGCTGTCGATATGGGGCGTGATGCCGGGCTGGCCGGGTGTGCCCGGCGCACCTGCTTCACCCGGCTCCCCCTTTTGGCCAGCGGCGGAAACGCCGGTATCCTGGGAGCCGAGAAACCAGTTGCCGTTTGCCCCAATGTGGGGTGTGATGCCGTCCCGCGGGGAAGAGAGCGGTGTGTCAGCGGCGGATTCCTCCCCGGAAACGGCAGATTGGAAGCTAAGGCGAGCCCGGGGCGATTTGCAAAGCAGCACTTCCTCACCGTTCTTTTCACGGCAGCCCTCCACATTGAAAAAGAGGCCTTGCGCATCCGTTAAATCGTGCCAGAGCTTGCAATAAATCAGGTTGCCGGAGCGGTATGCGCGGTCGCCCTCCGTGGCTTCTGTGATCCGATTGGTTAAAATGCGCTC